TTTAAACGAAATGTCTTTTGCTTTTGCAGCAATAAAAGATAATTTTGATAGTGGTGGCGAAAACAGAGAAGTTAACGAAGCAAGATTGTTTGATGTTTCGGTTGTTACTTATCCAGCTAATCCGTGGGCAGGTGCAAAACTTCGTGGTGTAGATATAGAGAACTTGCACAAAGAATTAGTTGAAGCAAGAAGTGGTGAACAAGCCACAGAGATTTTAGAAAGTTTTATTAACCAAGTTGCTGATAGTAATGACGTTGATAAAAAGCGAAGCAATCCAAAAGTTGATTTACTTAAATTAAAACTTGAAATGGACGGTATTCGTAATCAAGACGTATAGCCGTGGGCGTGTATCACACTTTTACCACACTCTACGCAGAAGTATAAGAAATAACATACAAGGAAATTAAATTGAAAAAATTAATTGAAGCTAGAGAAGCTAAAGTAGCTGAACTTGACGGTCTTGTTGCTGAACTTGATGAAATGGAAGCTGGTGAAGAATTTGATAGTAAATTTACTAGATCAAACGAACTACACGCTGAAATCAAAGATATGAACGAGAAAATTGAAGAAGCAAGAGAAGCTGCTGAAACTTTGAAAGCAGTTAAAGAAAGCAGAAATGAACTTGGTGTTGAGGACAAAGACTTAGGCGATAGTGAAGCTGTTGTAGAAGTGAACGAACCAGATATGTATAGAAAGGGTGGCGACCACTCTTTTATTGCAGACGCTTGGAGTTCACGTCAGGGCGACTATAAAGCACAAGAAAGACTTAACAAGCACCAAGACCACGAAGCTAGAGATGTTGGAACAGGTGCTTTTACAGGATTAGTTGTACCACAATACTTAGTAGATGAGTACGCACCAATCGCAAGAGCAGGTTCTGCATTTTATAATGCAGTTCCTAAAAAGGACTTACCAGCATACGGTAATAAAATAGAAATATCAAGAATAACAACTGGATCAGAAGCAGCAGAACAAGCTAGTCAAAATTCAGCTGTTCAAGAAACCAATATGGACGACACCTTATTAACAGTTAATGTTGATACTATTGCAGGTCAGCAAGACGTTTCAAGACAAGCACTTGAACGTGGTGGACAACCGGGTTTCTCAATGGAAAACATTATTTTCCAAGACTTGGTAGCAGCTTACTTTGGTAAGTTAGATCAGTTAATGATTGACGGTTCTGGTTCTTCTGGACAACCATTAGGTATTAGAAACGTATCTGGTATAAATACAGTAACTTACACAGACGCTACACCAACAGTTGGTGAGGCATTTCCAAAACTTGCAGACGCAGTTCAAAAAGTAAATGCAAACAGATTTGCACCAGCACAAGCAATAATTATGCACCCAAGACGTTGGGGTTTCTTTACAGCAGGAGTAGACGGAAATTCAAGACCGTTAGTACTTCCAGCAGGTAATAACCCAGATAACGCTATGGGCGTTGGGGACGCAGCTGCATACGGTAACGTAGTTGGAAACCTATTAGGACTTCCAGTTATTACAGACGCAAACGTAACTACAACAGACGGTGGTGGTAACGACCAAGACCAAATCTATGTAGTAAAAGCTGATGACCATATCTTATTTGAAGATAATTTATTCCAGTTGAAATTTGAAGAAACAAACGCAGGATCATTAACAACTAAAATGGTTGTTTATGGATATGTTGCTTTTGCTTCTGGAAGATATCCAACAGGAATTACAAAAATACAAGGAACAGGTTTAATTACACCTAGTTTCTAATTTAATTATGGTTTTGGTGTGCTGGGCAACCAACACACCAAACCATTTAGGAAAGAATTATGGCAAAAGACAAAGAATTAATAAAAGCACTTAAAGAAGAACTTAAAAGTTATGAACTTTATGGAAAGGCAAAACGTGCTAAAGAAGTTAAAGACGCAATTAAAAAAGCTGGTGGATCAGTTGAAACAAAAACTGCAAAACCTAAAGCTGAAAAAAAAGTAGAGAAAAAGAAGTAACTATGCCCAAAGGAATAGGTTACGGAAAAAAGAAAATGAAAGGTGGCAAAGGTAAAAGCCGTAAAAAAAGGAAGTAATATTTTATGGCAATTACTAATGGCTACTGTACTCAAAATCAGCTAAAAGCGTTTGTTGGTATTCCAACAAGTGATAGCCAAGATGATGATATAATTGATGACGCAGTAAATGCTGCTAGTCGTCAAATAGACGCATTTTGTGGCAGACAATTTTTTGCAGACGGTTCAGCTTCTGCACGTAAATTTTTTACAAATGATCTTTATAGACTTCGTGTAGATGATATTTCAACAACTACTGGACTAGTTGTAAAATATGATGATGATGATGACGGAACTTATGAAACAACTGTATCATCTACTGAATTTCAATTATTACCAATAAATGGTGTTGTAGGTGGTATTCGTGGCAATCCATTTTACATAGTAGAACTTATTTCAGACGGTAATCACGAGTGGCCACTAGATTTTTCAAGTAACAGACCACGTGCAGAAATAACTGCAAAATGGGGTTATGCAAGTGTTCCAGAACAGATTAGACAAGCTACATTGATGTTAGCTAGTGAACTATTTGCTATGCGAAACGCACCACTTGGTGTTGCAGGTGTTGGTGATTTTGGCGTAGTAAATATTCAACAAAACAGAGAAATAACACGGTTAATAGCACCATTTCGTAAAGGCACAGTTTTAGGCGTTGTTTAATGGCTACACTAGCACAAATAAGGGACGGACTAAAAACTACTGTTAGTAACATAAGTGGACTTCGTTGTTATGACACAGTACCAGATAATGCAATAAACTTTCCGGTTGCAATTTTTATACCAACAGAAATACAGTTTGATTTAGCTATGCAAAGGGGAACTGATCTATATACATTTGATATGTTAGTAGCAGTACAACGTGCAGATAGTAGAACAGCACAAGATAAATTAGACGCTTTTATTACAGGAAGTGGATCATCAAGCATAAGACAAGTTATATTTAATAATAGAACATTAGGTTTATCAGATACAGACGCAAGAGTAGTAGATATGACAAATTACGCTGCTGATGTAAATTTAAACGGAATTGACGGAGTAGGTGCAAATATGACCATAGAAGTTTATACGAAAGGAAGTAGTTAATGGATTGTTGTATGTCGTGTCCAGATAGTTGTAAAGGTGGTCAATAATGGCTAAATATAAAATTATTGGTAATAAAAAAGTAATGGGTAAAGTAAAAGGGGACACCATTACAATAGATGATGAAAATGTAGCTAAGTCATTAATGAAAGGTGGACATATAGAAGCCACTACTATTAAAAAAAGACGTGCTAGAAAGAAAGACGGTACGTTTATAAAAGATGATAAAAGCACACCAAATGTTAACGAAGCGTGGGAAGAAGTAAATGGCTAAATTTGTATTTAATGACGGTAAAGTATTTAGTGGTGGGTTTGACTTATCAAGCCATATTACAAGTGTAAACCTAGAAATCAACGCTGAAGAATTAGACGCTACAACAATAAATAGTGGTGGTTTTAGATCAAAACTTGGTGGTATAAAAGATAGCACATTACAAATGGACGGATTTTATGAAGCTGGTACAGACAAACCAGACGCATTACTTGGTGCAAATGTTGGTAACGAATTAATAGTAACAACAGTACCAGACGCAGGTGTAGGCAATACTGCATATTTTATGAAGTCAAGATTATTTGAATACAATATATTTGGTGCAGTTGGCGAGATAGCACCATTTAGTATTTCTAAATCACAATCAAGTGATGTGGTTGTACAGGGCAAAGTACAGATAGACGAAGCAATAACTGCTACTGGTAATTCACCCGGTGTACAGTTAGGTGCAGTTGGTGCAACAGAAAAATGTTTTGTCGCTATTCATTGTTACGGTGTTAGTGGTACATCAACACCAACAATAACTTTTAAACTACAATCAGATGACAACGCAAGTTTTACAAGTCCAACAGATAGAATTACATTTACAGGTATAACAGCTGTGGGTTCAGATTTTCAAAGTGTTGCAGGTGCAATTACAGACCAACATTGGCGTTTAAATTACACAGTAAGTGGAACTAATCCTAGTTTTTCTATTCACGCAACAATCGGCATAGAATAACACACACAACTTAACTTCTTTACTAAACTATAAAATTAAGTCTGAAAGGAGTTTACATTGGCAAAATTTGTTTTAACAGACGCTAGTGTAACGTTAAACAGCGTTGATTTAAGCGACCACGTTGCAAGTGTTACATTAGATATTACAGCAGACGAAATCGTTACAACAGCTATGGGTGATACATTTCAATCCAGAACTGGTGGATTAAAGGACGGCACATTGTCCATAGAGTTCCAGCAAGATTTC